GGATCAAGTTTTAGAATCCGATTTAATTTATTCGCCAACATTTAATGATTGGCAGCCAGTTATTGAAAACAGAGTTTCTTCTGGATCAGAACTTGTTATAACAATCAACTGTGAACCTTACGACGTATTCTTTACAGATAACGCCCTTGTTCACGACTCACAAAGACTAGAACTTGATTCACCAAACGTTATTACAAATTCAGACCAAAGTCTTGCACAATCACTAGAGTCACTATATCAGCAGTGGAAACTTTCCTCAGCTTCAGACGATAACCCACCAGCATAATAAATTATGCTTAAGTTACTTAAGCATATAAATAAAATGGGGTTCTATAGAACCAAAAAACAAAATGGTTTTATATTTCCATTATTTAGAAAATATCCTGATTACATAAAGGGATCCTGGTGTCAGTGGACATTATGCGATGATCAATACGGGCATAGGGCTCTAGAGACATTATATTTTAATAACAATCAACCTTCAGGAACACTGGTATTTTCTAATTTTATAAATAATGAATACCCAACAGCCTGGGCAAATATAATTCTGACAGGGCACAATAAAAAAGATAACTATTATACTGCAGTAATTGATAGGCTTTATTGCGATCCAGTATACAGAAGAAAAAAAATAGGACTATCTTTAGCTATATTAGGGTATACAGTTTTTTGGGGTTATTATAGAATAAGAGTTCAACAAGGCAAATCTGCAACTACAACTGCATATGAAATGCAAACTCAAGCAGCAGAATCAATAATGCTATTTAAAGGTAAAAATAGATTAAATAAAAAAGCAATGACAGAGGTAATTGGGAATTCCTCCGAAATGATATTGGATAATGACATGGGTTATACACAAGACCCAATGGTTCCAGCCGTTTGGCATTCTATTAGAACATGGGAATAAATGAAAAAAATATTAACAATAAATAACGAATATTTAAAATCAAGTTATTTTAAAATGCTTGATTCCATGCACGAGTATACTATTAGTTCAAAACGTGGAGTCAGAATTCCAATAAAGCCAAAAAAGATATCCTTAATAGACTATAGAACATTTAATTTTTTTAGCATGTATAATACAGAAATATATAAGCTTTATAAAGAAATTAGTTTACAAATTAAAGAAAGATGTATTGAAAAAAATATTAATTTTGAAAGAAACTATTTCTATCTTTTAGGTAATATTTTAGATAACGAAAAAATACAAAAAGATGTAGCCCTAAGAATGGCACCTAATTTTAAAGTAGAATTTTGTGGAATATATGTAATTTCTTCAAATTTAGATAAAATTAATATTGAAGGAAAAGATATTGACTTAGAGCCAGGCTTAATGTTATTATTAGACCCAGAAGAGAAGGTAACGTTTAGTAAAATGAGCAAAGAATTAACCATTTTGTATTTTAACGCTTCTCCATTAGAATACTTACATAGACAGTATTATCAAAAATGGATACCTTTAATATGATTAAAATAGAGTTTATACCTAAATATAGATCATTTGAAAAGATATTTCCAAGTCCAATTCCAATACAATCGCATATACCAGAATGGTGGAAAAGGCAGGAAAGTTATTTAAACAATGATAACAATGTTTATAGCGGAAATATGCTTCTTACGGTTAAGAAATGCCAAGCTGTATTTGATGCACTATCATTTGGTTATTACCTTCTTTGTCCTACAGATTTATATATAGATGCAACAGAAGATATTTTAAAATTTGAAGTAACCAATGACGTTATGGAATTTCAAAAATTTCTACTTGCACATCATTTAAAGGAACAAATTAAAGAATATCCAATTCCAGCATATTTTCATCAAGGTGTTTTAAGAATACATCCCATGTGGCTTGTAAAAACACCAGAGGGATACAGCAGTTTATTTATTTCACCAATACATGGAGATAAGAGTCCCATACAGGCGATACCAGGTTTGGTAGACACAGATAAATATCCTTCAGACGGCTACCTATCTTTTTTTGTAGAAAAAGGATTTAAAGGTATTATTAAACAAGGAACTCCAATAGTTCAGGTTATTCCATTTAAAAGAGAAGATTGGGAAAGCTCTTTGAATCAAGATAAAAAATCAGATGAAAAAAATAGAGCAAACCAATTATCTGTAAGATCTGTATTTCAAAATGGATACAGAAAAAAAATGTGGTCTAAAAAAACATTTAAATGAATAATATAAAAATACCAAGAGCACCTTACGAATCAAGCGCATGGAACGAAATGAGTTCAATGTCTTTTGAAGAAATAATGAGATACTCCAACATGTTTACAAAATGGTCATTGTGGGAAGAAGTAAATAAAGAATATGGAAATTCAATTTTAAAGCCAATAAACATGTATGTCCACCATTTTGGAATTAAACCAGAGATAAAGAAAATTTCTGAAAATAAAATAACATTAATATATAAAAATTATTCAGACATTCTTATTCAGATTGTTGATCCGCCAATGGGAGAAAAAGGAATTTTTAAACCTAATCCAATTAGAACATTATTTTATGCAACTGACAAATGCTGGCAGAGACAATTTTATCCATCACTGAATACGTACAATATAAATACAGAAAGCTTTATGTCAGACAGAGTTTTTAAATTCTACATACCCTGGGTTTTAGACATAGACGTTGATTATAAAATAAAGCAAACAGAAAATGGAAACTCTGTTAGCATAATAGAAAAGACAGATAAGTTTGTTAAAAATATAAATAAACCAATAAATGAAGCAAATTATGTTGATTTTTATTTTACTAATTTTAAAGACAATATGGTTACGCAAACTTGTGGGGTCATAGAACGTGGAAGCAATTTATATGAAATTGAAGTTGAATTAACAAAAGAAGATATGGAGAGATTATTTAATGGATGATTTAATAATAAAATTTACTCCAGCAATTACTGATAATAATTTTTTTGTTAATAAAGATAACTATGTTTCAGAACCTGAGCCATCGGTAAATTTTTTACCAGACTGGTACAGAAGGCTATCTAGGTTTCAAAAATCTAATAATATTTCTAAGTTGCACCCAGTAAACAATATGGGCACAGACGGAAGCGCAGCGTCTACAAAATTATGTATGCCATTTTTAGACACACTCACATCTGGATATATCTTTAGCCTTGATTATGACCTACACGTAGATTTAGACCCACAAGGATTTCCAACCCTATCATGGGAGGGTGATTCAATGATAGTTGATAAAAGATCTATGATTGATGTTGCGGTCCCCACATTCCACCACCCATTACATTTTGGATGGAAAGTAAATTGGTATTGCGAAACACCCCCAGGATATTCAATGTTAATTACACATCCATTTAATAGGCATGACTTGCCATTCACCACTCTTTCTGGGATAATAGATACAGATAAATGGCATGCTCCAGTATTTACAGCATTTTTTCTAAAAAGAAATTTTATTGGAACAATACCAAAAGGAACACCTATATTCCAGATGGTGCCAATAAAAAGAGAATCCTGGAATATGGAAGTAGACTATACAATAGATTCTATAGAACTAAATAAAGTAAAAGAAGAAAGAAGAAGAATTTCAATATTTGCATATTATAAAAACTATATATGGCAACGTAAACAGTACAGAAAAGGAATATCTAATGGAGATGAATCCATTTTTAAATAAACCTAGTGGAAAACCCCATAAGTTTTTTGAAAGATACCTAGACAACAATCTTGAAGATCTATCAAGATTTTTACAAAAACAATATGTCGACATGGAAAATTTAAAGCTTAAGGGAATATCACAGGTAAACCAAAAAGATTTTTGGCTATCTTCTGCAAGCGTTTCTACTATTAAATGGCGAGAGTATAACGTATTTCAGTTTTATCACGATGGAATTTATAATTTATATAAATCAATTTCAGATACAGTAAAAGAAGCATGTGCTTATTACGATCTAGACTTTGATAAACAAAAGTACATGATACAGGGATGGTTTAACATTAACTACAACCACACTGGCAAACTAGACTGGCATGACCACGGCGGACCATATGCTCCATATTTTCACGGCTATTACTGCGTAAATGCAGAACCATCAGTAACGTATTATCGTGTTTTTGGGGAACAGGTAGATAACCATAATAAAAATAACAGAATGATTATTTCAGAAATGGGACACCCACACGCTATGGGAGACTGGGACTGGGATGGCCCAAGAGTAACAATTGCATATGACGTAATGCCATTAGAAAGCATTATAAACTCAGATGCAGGACAGCAGCACTGGATACCATTGTTATGACAAAAAAAGAACATAGATTTTTTGAAAAATATCCAGGAATAGATGTTGTTGCTTTAAATAAGTACCTTGTGGAAAAAAATAAAGAAATGATATTGGCTGAAATTGATAAAATTACACAAAGAGATGATGAAAATCAAACAGCAACACAAAGAATGAGTCAAAATAATCAAAATATAATAATGCTATTAAGTAGGATTAATTGGGACGGATTTTCTACAAGAAAAGGAGAATCCTATAACGTATTTAGTTATGACTACCCAGAGATGCATAAGCTAAAAGACGCAATACGCAGCATGGTAAAAGAAGCATGTGAATATTACGGAGTAAATTACGAAGAGCAAAAATATATGATTCATGGATGGTTTAATCTTGAGCAAAAAATTAGAGAAGAAAAAAGTATTAATCCAGTAAATCAAGAAAAGTTTTTTCATGATCATTTAGATGGAAGTGGCGCTCCAAATTTTCACGGCTATTACTGTGTAAATGCAGAACCATCAATTACTTATTATAAAATAAATAACGAAACTCTTTTTGAAAATATCAATAAAAATGATCGTGCAATTCTTTCCGAAACTGGTCATCCGCATGGAAGAGATGACTGGCGACTAGAAGAAAGCAGAATTACTATAGCATACGACATTACACCAGTCCCAGGTGGAAGACTGGATGATGGAAGCGTTTGGGTAATGCTTGACTAATGGAAGATATTGGAATTTATATTTATAGTTTTCAAAATAAAAAATTAATTGAAAACTTATCCGATATTGCCATAAAATCAAGTGGTTTAAATAATTTATATTTTTATGTAGTAGACCAAAATAATATTGAAAGATCTAGAAATATTAGTATAGATTTATCTCATTGTAAAATTGTTTATAAATATATTAAGTGGGACTCTATTAAAAGCCCTATTTCATATAAAAAAGATGCCTTTAGAATTTTAAATAAAAAATATTTTATGGTTTGTGGAGACGGAATAGAGCTTAACAGCAACTGGGATTTAGATCTTATTAATAAAATGAACGAAGTAAAATATGTAAACACAACCGTCATATCTGGAAACCACAAGCTAGTTCCATTTAATAAAAATCAATTTATTATTGATTATAAAAAAATAGAATCAGAAAATTTTGAATATAATAAGTGCATAGACAAAGATTTTTTATTTTGCCTATCTTCAGATTTTAAAAGAGTTATATTTCCAGAATATTTAAAATATTATGGAGAGGATGAAGAGGTCTCTATATTTTTTAAACATTCTAAAATTATGTCAATGCCAACTAATTTTTTAATAAATAGAACGGTGCCATTAAATAATATTCAATATGTTCCATTTTCTCTTTATCATGGATACAATAAGTTTGTTGAAAAAAATAAAGAATCAATTTTAGATATTTATGGAATTGAAATTAAAAAATTGCCTTTTGATGGAGATGACGTGGTTTATGATTTAGCAAGGTCTCAAACCGATAAAATTGGTGGCAGCAGATACATTAACAAGACAAGGATAATAAACTAATGGCTGGTAAATTAATAGTAGGTGGAGTGGCGATAGGTAATTTTAAAGATATTCCTCAAAGAACCATAGAGGCCATCGAGTCCGTAGACCTGATTGTAGCCGAACATGGCACTGCTTTCAAAAACTTTCTAGATAAAAATAAAAAAGCGTATAAGGCAGAGATAATAAACTATTTACCAGAAATGCATAATCCAGAAAAGGTTATAAAAACTGTACACGATACTATTATTGAAGGAAAAGATGTTTTATTATTATCTAATGAAGGGATGCCTCTAATACATGATCCAGGCTGGGAAATTGTAAAATCTGTTGTTGATTCTAATTTAAATATTACCGTAATTCCAGGTCCGTCTGCCCCAATAGCAGCTCTCTGCGTATCTGGACTAGAAACAGTAAAATTTATATTTGATTCAGATGCTCCACAAAATTATAAAGAAGCGTTAGAGGTATATACAGTTCTAAAAAATGAAAAAAGAACAACTATATATTTTGATAAAATTATAAATGTTAGAATGAGTGTAGAGTGGTTAAACGAAATAATAGGTCCAGAAAGAAAAATTTGTATTTGCATTGATTTAACAGAAGGAATAGAAAGAATTATTACAAAGAAAGCTTCTGATATGTTAGAATGGTGCAAGACCCCAGATTTTCGAGCATATCAATTTAGAGATGTTAAAGTTGTATTAATAGTAGAAGGAGCACATCCATCACAATGATGATAAAAATTGTAGAAGATTTTATAGCTGAATCAGACGCACTTGCGTTAATTGAAGAAATACAAAGACCTTCAGAAATAAATCCATATCCAGAATATTATAAAAATCGTAATGGCGGAACAGCATTACCTTACAATGACAGAGTAATGAGCATATTAAAAAAGCATGCCATTAGAGCAAACCTTGTTCAAAAGAAATTTTTTAATTTAGATAAGGGCGTTATTGTTACCAAAGCATTCGGGTCTGGATGGGTTCCAGGCACCAAAGGAAATCCTCATATAGACGCTATTGAAAAAGAACCATTTATAGAATATAGCACTGTTATATATTTAAACGATGACTATGAAGGTGGAGAAATCTATTTCCCAAAACAAAATTTTGAACATAGACCATTAAAATATTCTGCAATATTTTTTCCAGGAAACAAGTACGAATACTTACACGGTGTAAAAGAAATTATTAGCGGTAATAGATACACCGCATTATTTATGCAATCAACTCAAAAAGAGTTTGTTGATCCAGACTTTAAGGACTGCTAATGGAAAGAGATATACTAGCACTAGGAATGGTTTATTATAAAAATATAATTCCAGATCCAGATGTATTAATAAGTAAAATAGAGGCTTTAGAAAATAAAAGAGCAGATTCTCCAGAATACAAGTCTTTGTTTGTTAGACCGTGGCAACCATGGGATTATGACCAGGGTGGCAAAGAAAGAACAGTTTTCTGTTGGCAAAAATTTATACCTAAACCAGAAGACATTCCCACTTCCGATAAATTCTATAAAGAGCAACTAGAAATTTCAGAAGCGCTGTTCGGAGGTTTAGAAAAAGGATTAAATGATTATTTTTCAATATATCCATATGCACAAAAAAATATAAAATCTAGGGAAAAAACTATGCACTTATTAAAATATAAAGAAGCAGGCTTTCTCCCAGCACATTCAGATCATGGAATTAGCAGCAGGGTATTGTCAGCTCTGCTATACCTTAATGACGATTACGATGGCGGAAATATTAGATTCCCACATTGTGATATCGACATGAAGCCAGAGGCTGGAAGTTTATTATTTTTCCCATCAAACTATATTTATATTCATGAGGTTTCTGCAATAACAAAAGGAACAAGATATGCACTACCTAACTGGTATCACAATAGAACTCAGCCGTATTATTCGGACGGAACAGAATGACCGTAGTCGTAACTGGATCCGCAAGCGGTATAGGAAAGGCAATAGCAGATAGACTATTGTCTAAAGGATATGAAATAGTAGGTGTTTCAAAATATGAGCAGTATGAAAATAAACATGAAGATAAATTTAGGTACTATAAAGCAGATGTCCGTAATATTAATGAGCTATATAAAATTTCTGATGAGCTGCGTAAAGAAGGAAAAACGGTAGAGGCCCTAATCAATTGCGCTGGCGTATATCATAATTCTCCAATTAAATACGTTTTTCCAGAACAAGTTTATAATGTCCTTGATACAAATGTTAAAGGAGTATTTAACGCTTGTCAGGCATTTATCCCATTGATGGATACAAATAAGCACACTCCAATAATTACAATGTCCAGCATGGCAGCAACTATAACAAATGAAGCTTCTATGTATTCTGCTTCAAAAGCCGCAGTAGAGTCTCTTACAAAATCAATTGCAAAGCAGGTCAGTAAAACAAAAATAAGACCAAACTGTATTGCCCCAGGACCAATAGGAACTAATTTTATTAGATTTATGCCTGCTCAAATGGCAGAGGCTGGTGTATCTAGACAGATAATAGAAAAAATGTTTACTGTTGATGATATTGCAAATGTTGTAGAGCTTTTGATGGATGAAAGATCTTCTAGCATTATAGGTGAGTCAATAAGTATAGGTGGGGTATAATATAAAGATGTCCTACTACTTTAGAGTTTTAAAAGATAACCCGATAGGCTTTTGGAAATTAGACGAGCTATCTGGCACATCCGCTATAGACTACTCTGGAGCAGGAAATAATGGAACATTTAGCGAAGCTGTATCAGATAACAATCCACCATTAGTTATTGGAGGAGTTGTTAGCAATAAAATTAATTCATCAAAATATATTTCTTTTCCAATAACAAAGAATTACTACGGAGTTGTTGGAAGTGGCGGAGTTGCAAATATAAATTCTTTAGACAGTTCATTTTCAATAGAGTGCTGGTTTGCTCCAAACATATCAGACTCATCAGAGGTTCCAGTATTTGCAGACGGAGACGCAGGAATTTTTTATGAAAATGGCAATTTAAAATTTAAATTTGGTCAATACGAATGTGTATATAAATTATTAAATTTAAAAAAGTCCTACCACGTAGTTGGAGTTTATTCTGTTTCAGCAATTTATCTATATATTGATGGAAAAGTTGTATCTTATTCATACGTTACAAATACTCCAGAAATAACAAATTCAACAACAACATTTCAGTCAGGCCCAACAAATGAATTAGGAGATTATTTTTTATTTGATTCTCCAGCAGTGTATAGATATGATTTAAAACAATCCAGTATTTTAGAACACTATAATTCAAATATACAAGTTCCAGCAATTCAAGTCGGAGGTCCAGAAGGCGCAAGCATTTTTGAAATATACGATAATAACATATCAACAAAATATTATTATTCATACCCAGGAAACAAACCGTGGACATATTTTATAAATGAGGATCTGCATTATAATAACCAAGAACAATACTTAGAGATATTGAAAACAGATTCTTCTGATTCAAAGACAGTCGTAATAGAAGATATAATTTCCCTACCCTTGGCACCAAATATGAATTCTTCAAAAATAGAGTGGGGTGGAGATAATGGCATATCTGTAGAAGTAAGCACAGACGGCACAACATATAATAATTGTATTAATGGAGCCCCAATACCAGGATATACTATAGATAATTTTGATTCAGAAAGAATTGTATATTTAAAAATAACATTAAGCACAGACAATGCAAGTGTTAGTAGTCCAAGACTAAGCTTTTTAGCAATGACTTTTTATAATGATAATTCTACATATTCTATAAACTCATCAGACTATATATCCTCAGACACCGACATATCATTGGGATCAAAAGTTTATCCTTTATTTTCTAGAGATTTTAGGAACGGAATTAGAGCCTACGATAACTCTGGCTTTTTAATTAATACAGAAAAAGACATATCCCATATAGAATTTTTTTATACCCCATCTTCACCTGATCAAAGCCTGCTAATTTCTTGCGGAACCCCATCTACACAGATTTCATGGAACTCGTCTGGGGCTTTATCAAAAACAAATATATCCTCAATTTATGTAAATGGTGTAGATAAATCTTCAGAAACCAATATAGGCAATATATTAAATTTTAATGATTTAAACTTTATAGGTATTAATTTAGCACAACCCATAAGTGGGTCAATTAATTTCAACTACAGCCCGTCTGGGTCTAAATCTAGCCTTTATCAAAATATATCCCTGTATGAAAATACACTAACCCAAGAAGGTTCGGCAAATCACTACGGTATATATGCATCAAATATATCTACAGAAGCCAATGATTCGTCATTGTCTTTGACAGAAAATGGTGTAAAGTATTACGATAACGACTGGATTGTAGTCCAAAGCGTTTAATTTGTCATAATTGTTGACAAAAATATGGACTTTGGCAGCAAAGAATGGTAAAATAAATATCTATGAACATAAATAAGGTTAAGCACAGCTATGTAGAGGACACCAGGCTAGGCATATATGTCTGGGAAATGCCAGACGGTCGCTGGATTGGCGATGATGATGGAAACTTTTTATCTGTAACATCAATGAAAGATAATAAAGAAAAAGTTAATGCTCTTGCAAAAGCTGTTAGATCTTACGGTATTAACGAAGGCGGACCCTTATTCCTTCCAGGTCGTAGAAAAATTGATGACGAAGAATTTGAGCACCAAAAACAAAGATTAGATTGGGGTCTAGTACCAGATCCACTAGACATAGGAAATTATAAAGACGAAATGGCTTCTGCCAATAAAGGAAGAAAAAGATAATGGAATTTTTAGACGACGATTCAGCACAAGACATACAGATCTCAAACACAGCCGATTGGTTTATGTTCAATAATAAAGTTGAAAAAAATAATGATCCTTTTAGTATTGACGGAGAAGAATTAAAAAAGATTGATGGGTTAAGCCCAGCATTTAAAAGAAAAATTTCTAGAACTCTAGAAAAAAGATTTGTTGGAACAGAAGGAACATCAACTCAGCAAAACCTTCTTGCACAGGCCATTAGCGGATACTCAATGTTTGATCTTGTACAACCGCCATATAACCTAGATTATCTTTCACAAATTTACGAAATATCTCCATACAATTATGCAGCAATTAATGCTAAGGTTTCAAACATTGTCGGACTTGGATATTCTTTTGTTGAAACAAGTAGAACTAAAGAAGCATTAGACTCGATAACAGATTCAAAGCAATTAGATAGAGCAAGAAATAAACTAGAAAGACTAAGACTTGCTTTAGACGAATGGCTAGAGTCAACAAACGAAGAAGAAACATTTACAGAAACTTTAATTAAAGCCTATGTAGATTTAGAAGCCACAGGAAACGGTTTTATTGAAATAGGAAGAACATCGGCTGGAAACATAGGATACATTGGACATATTCCAGCAAAGACCATGCGTGTAAGAAGATTGCGTGATGGATTTATTCAGCTGCTTTATGGCAAGGCAGTATATTTTAGAAACTTTGGAGACACAGAAACCCCAAGCCCAATTTCCTCACAAGAAGGAAGACCAAATGAAATTATTCATTTAAAAAAATATACTCCAATGAATAATTATTACGGAATACCAGATATTATTGCAGCACAAAATGCAATGGCTGGAAACGAATTTGCTGGTAAATACAACTTAGATTATTTTGAAAATAAAGCAGTCCCTAGATATATTATCACCGTAAAGGGAGCAAAACTTTCACCAGAATCAGAAAGAAAATTGCTTGAATTTTTCCAGGTTGGACTAAGAGGTAAAAATCATAGATCTCTATATATTCCCCTTCCAGCAGATACACCTGATTCAAAAACAGAATTTAAAATGGAACCAATTGAAGCAGGGTCACAGGAATCTTCATTTAATATTTATAGGCAGTCAAATCGTGATGAAATTTTATTATCACATAGAGTTCCAATTAATAAAGTAGGAACACCAGCAGGGGTTAATTTAGCAGTTGCCCGTGATGCAGATAAAACATTTAAAGAGCAGGTTTGCAGGCCAGCCCAGGATAATTTAGAAAAGAAAATAAATAGAATTATCTCTGAAAAAACCGATGCCCTTGTAATTAAATTTAATGAGCTAACATTAACCGATGAAGATACCCAGTCTAAAATTGATGAAAGATATTTGAGAATGCAGGTATTAACACCGAATGAGGTTAGAATTAGAAAAGGAATGATTCCAATTGATGGTGGAGATAAAGTAATTGAATTAAAGCCACAGCAACAGGCAGAAACCAGAGCTCAGGCAGGAAAAACACGGGCAAGGGATTCTGAAAGATCTGCAAATTCCCCAGATATTTCTGGAGAGGGAAGAAATACTCAGGGCGACGGAAGGCAAGTCGACTAACCCTACTCAACCATTATTTGCCTTTTTACATATAAGTAAGTAAAATTAAGCATATGAATATTGAAAAATCATATTGGTCTTCCAATGGTGATAGTATAAATTTATCGGTTCCTTTTACAAAGGTCAACCGAGAAAAGAGAACCGTCTCTGGATTTGCTACGCTAGATAATATTGACCAAACTGGAGATGTTGTAACATCTGAAGCAAGCCTAAAAGCATTTGAAAGCTTTAGAGGTAACATACGTGAAATGCATACGCCTCTTGCGGTAGGAAAGATGCTTTCATTTAAACCAGAAACATTTTATGATCCAATATCAAAATCTTTTTATAGTGGAATTTATGTAGACGTATACGTATCAAAGGGAGCACAAGACACTTGGGAAAAAGTTCTTGATGGCACACTTACTGGATTTTCAATAGGCGGAAAAATTACAGAGTCAGACAATGAAGTTAATAAGTCAGACGGAAAGTCTGTTAGATTTATAAAGTCTTATGATCTTATTGAGCTATCAATTGTAGACTCTCCAGCAAACGAGTTATGCAATGTACTTTCAATTCAAAAGTCTAATGGTAAATTGATATTTAAAGGAATGGCTACAGAAGTAATTGCAGAAAATATTTTTTATTGTGAGGATAGCGATTCGGTATTCATGTCTACAGAGTCATCTTACAATTCACCAGTGACTGGTAAACCAGCAACACTTATTGGATGGGTGGAATCCAATGATGTTAACAAATCGAAAGAAATAGATAAGATTCTTGATTTACATAAAAAGTCAAGATTGTCGTTGCCTGAAATACAAACAATTGCAAAACAGGCAAACGTAGAAGGAGGTAATGAAGTGTCAGAAAACACAGAAAATACAGTAGTTGAAACTACCGTAGAAGAAACACCAGCTGTTGCAGAAGCATCAGTTGTTGAAAAAGCTGTTGCGGAAGTTGCAGTTACAGAAGACGCTCCTGCCGAATCTCTAGAAAAAGCAGCCGACGTATCAGAAGTTATGGTTGATGAACCTGATTTTGCAAAAATGTTAGGCGACTTAAAGGGATTCTTCTCAGATACTTTGGCAAAAGCAACAGAGGCAAATGCAGCACAGGTCCTAGATATTAAGGGAACTGTTGAAGCGTTTAGCAAGAATGTAGATGCTAGAATTTCAGAGTTAGCAGAAAAGTCAGTAGCACTAAGTGCAGCCGTTGAAGAAATCAAGGGCACAATCAACAACGTTGAAAAGCGTGTTGACGCAGTAGAATCAGATACTGCATTTAAGAAGTCCTCAGACCTTGGCGGGTCTCAGGAGGTAGTAATAAACAAATCTAAATGGAACGGTTCTTTCCTCGGTTCCGTGAACGAATTATTTAAATAAGAAAAAGGATAGGTGAAAAATAAATGAGTAATGAATTGTTAGAAGTGGACTTCTCAATCCTGAGCAGTCAGCACGTTTCTTGGACTATATGTTCGATGCAACAGTTATTGGTAAGGTAGCACGTACTGTCCGTATGAAGGCAGACACAACAGAAATCGATCGTATTGGCGTTGGTGAGAAGCTTATGAAGCTTGCAACCGAAGGCGACGATACATCATCAAATGCTAAGGTAGACTTCTCAAAGATCTCTCTTACAACAAAGAAGCTTCGCTTGGACTGGGAGCTTTCAACAGAATCTCTAGAAGATAACATTGAAGGTCCAGATCTAGAAGATCACATCGCCCGCTTGATGGCAACACAAGCAGGTAACGACATTGAAGACGTAGTTCTCAATGGTAATACAGCACTTTCATCAGATGCACTATACAAGTCATTTGATGGTGTTGTAAAGAAGGCAAAGGCATCAGGTCACGTAGTTGACGCAGCGGGAGCTAATATCTCACGTGCAGTATTCAACTCAGCACTTAAGGCACTTCCACGTAAGTACAAGCAACGTCGTCAAGATCTCCGCTTCCTAGCAGGATCAAACTTGATTCAAGATTACTTGTATTCAACATCACAAAACATCCAGAACGTAAACCCACAAGATATTGCTTCAAGCATTATCCGTGGTGATCAGCCAGGTCTTGGCGGTCCAGCTGGATTCGTAGCACCATTCGCATTCGGTATTCCAATTGTAGAAGTTCCACTTCTAAAGGAAGCTGAAGACGGCGATTATTCAGGAGCATCAGGTGACCACGGAGACGTCCACCTAACATTCCCAAATAACGTTGTTATTGGTATTAAGCGTGATGTAACACTATACCGCTTCTTCTGGCCACGTAAGGACTCAATTGAGTACACAATGTATACTCGTGTTGGCGTTCAAATCGAGCAGGCAGACGCTTGGGTTGTTGTTAAGAACGTAAAGGTTGCTTCCTAATTTAGGATAAAATCTCAAGAAAGGCCCCTAATTAATTTTAGGGGCTTTTCATTTTAATTTACTAATGCTATAATTAATTTACTTAGACTAAGGAGTAAATATGTCATTTGAGACATTAAAGGTATCAGAACTACATAAAATTGCGGAAGACTTTGCCGTAAGCACAGAAAGCCTAAAAAGCAAAAAAGATATAATCGCAGCTCTAGCAGAAGAAGGCGTCACATGGTCAATTTATGCTAAAACATTAAACTTGCCAGAAGAATCTGAAGATCAGTCAGATGAAGTAATTGCAAAGTTTGATCCAAATGCTGAACAGCCAGAAGACAGCGTACTAGTTAGGATGACTAGGGATAATTTTAGATACGATATAATGGGTATTACGTTTACAAAAGAACATCCATTTGCTGCTGTAAATAAAAAGAAAGCACAAGAAATTTTTGATAAAGAGGAGGGTTTTCGTTTAGCAACTCCGAAGGAAGTACAGGAGTACTACCACTAAACGTAAACATAAAAAATGTCTGAAATATTAATTGGTGGAGACAGTTCACCACTTTCTTTACGAGTAATGTATCGTGGAGAACCAGCACAACCAGATGCAGCACCAATAGTTAAAGTCTATGACGTGACTGAAGATCCAGCCATATACCCTGCAATACTTCCGACGCAACTTCTCACAACACTGTCTTCAGAATTGTCAGAAGTTGATGTTGGAACCTATCACTGTCATTTGCCAGTATCTTACATACAGAGACAAAGATCTTTAAAGCTAGTTTGGCAATATGATATGGATGGTCAAACGATTACAAAGGAACACAAAGTTTTTATTGTAACTCCATATACTGATTTAACACAGGCAGCAGAAATATTGGGAGTAAGTACAGAACCTTATGACCCTGGATATAAGAGTATTAAAGAATTAACAAATGCAGAAAGATATGCAAGAAAAACAATAGAAGCTTACACTGGACAAAATTTTTATCTTTATGATGATGCACATGTTATTTATGGTGGAGGCTCAGACACTTTGCCACTACCATACAAAATAAATGATTTACATGAAATATATGCAAATGGAAGCCTACTTCTAGACAATATTAATGAAGTTAATAATTGGGGTAGAGTTGTTGAAATTACAGAAAGCGGATACGGTCTTAGAGTAAACAGATCAGCCGCATTAGATAGTATTGTATACACTACAAACGGAATGGTACCGCCTTCAGTTAATGATGTTACAGCAGGATCATTTATTAATGGATATGAATATAAAATTCAAGGTAAATTTGGATGGGACTATGTTCCAGACGACATTGAACTAGCATGCATAGAGCTAATGAAAGATTATTTTGCAAAAGATAGAGCATGGAATAATAAGTATGTAAAACGAATACAGACTTTTGACTGGAATTTTGAATACGATACAACGGCATACAAGGGGACTGGAAATAAATATGTAGATCAGCTACTAGATCCATACGTGCTGACTCAAATGGTTGTGGTGTAAAATGATCGATCTAATTGATTCAATATTATCAATGGATCTGGATTTATATGTGCAATCCGAAACACAAGATGCCAATACTGGAGCAATTAAAAAGGAATGGATGTTTTCTAAAACAATTCCATGTCATGCAAAAGGAATAGTAAGCAATTCAGCAACAGCCAGGTCTGGGGATAAACAGGTTTTTGGGGCAAAATATATAAATGACCAAACCATACAAATTAGAACTATAGAAAAGCTTAATGTAAGGCAAAAAATAACAAACATTAGAGATAGCTCTGGAAATGTAATTTGGAGTGAAATTGATTATCCTCAAGAAACTCCAACTGTTTTTGAAGTTGTTGGCGTAACACCTATCACTGACCCATTCGGCGGAACCCTAGGATTTAACTCGACTCTAAAGAGATCGGAGAACCAGACAATTGGAATCTAGTACAGCATTAATTCAAGCAGCAAGCGGACTTGAAAGACTCATGGTTGGCGCTAGACCAGGTCCAATTAAAGATAGCAATGTTGCACAAATTTCTGCTTTTATTTATTATCAAGCAAACGTAATAGCTAAAATGACAAATAACAAATCATTTCAAAATAAATTTACTAAAACAATTTTTGATCAAATTAATAAAGATTTTGGAGAATATATTGACGCCAAATCAAGAACTTCATCAAGATCATTACACCATGTTTATGAATGGAAAAAAGTAGGAGACCCATCTGGAAGACTATTTAAATTAAATAAAGTATCACAAGATGGTCTTTCATTTAAATTAAATTATGAATTAATGCCATCAAAGTCTTTTGTTCCAACTCAAAGAGGCAAGCATAGGCACGTATTTAAAAACAAGGCTTCTGTAATGGAAGCAGGAATGCCTGTTAAAATTGCTCCAAGGGCCGCTGAGCGCATAGTATTTGAGATTGATGGAAATGTAGTCTTTATGCCAAAAGGAGCTTCAGTGACCGTTCAGAGGCCAGGCGGAAGCGGTGTAAAAAATCAATTCTCTCTAAATTACAGTAGATGGTTTTCTTCAAATCTTGTAAGCCTTTCAATTAAAAAATCGGGATTTCAAAACTTATTTAATCAATCATTATCAAAGGCATTAAAGGTTCCATCAGAAATTAAAAGAGTTCAGTATTCATTTTCCCCAAACTCAATTAGACTTCAGGCAGATGCAGCTTTGACATCATCATTTGGAGGAGCACTATAATGACAAAATGGAATTTTGATGCAATGTACGATCTTCGTCAATTCATATGGACAAATTTGCAGGACTCTGGAATCATTGATAAGGACGATTATTACAGCGATAATTTAGGCAAGTCAATTGTTCCAATATTGCCCGTTCAACAACAGCCCGAAATGAATCAATTTCTAAATAATAAAACTCATATTGTTTATGATAAGGTCGGAATGTCGTATGAGGACAACTGGGCAATATGCTGTGAGCAAATCCTATTTACTATTTATGACTCAGACTATGCCAAAATTAATGAAATTAGAAACTTTATGGTAGACCTATTTAGAAGAATGGATGAATCAGCAGGAGATCTAAATCGATATAGCGGTCTTTCAGAAAAGTTTAAATTCCATAGTATTTATATTGCCGATATATCTCCAACTAGCCCCTCAGAAGAAATACAGGGGTTTTTATCAGCAGATGTGGTATTAGAAGTTAAATATTCAAGAATCCTAGATGGCTCAGGCAGATATTTGTAATTTGCCTTATTAGGTTAAATCGACTAAAATTGGTCTAGAGGAAAGGCCTAGCCAGCAAACAACTTTTTAAAATTTTACAGGAGGTAGAATAAATGGCACAAGTAGCAGGTAATGCTAAAAATATTCTTGTCGGTGCTTCACCACTCTTTATTTCAAATGTAGACGTTACATCAGCAGATTACATTGAAAACGCAGAGGCAGGCGTAGCTATTACAAGTGGTGGTTCAGTACCAGCATTTTCAACAGGAACATCATATACAGACTCATTGAACACAATTAGTTCAGGAGATTTTTATTACAGAAACGTTGGATTTACAAACAACGGTCTTCAAATTACTTATAACCCAACATACGACTCAGTGACTGTTGACCAGTTGCTAGATACAGCTAAGCTGTTCAAGTCTGCAATGGAAGTTATGATTGCAACAGAAATGTCCGAAGGTACACTAGAAAACGTTCTAGTTGTATTCGGTCAAGGAGAAGGCACTAAATCAGAAACAGGAACAGGTACCTCATACAAAGAGACACTTGGTATCGCTGGTGGAGCCCTTGGCGAAAAGCCAACAGAGCGTCAACTTATTGCAGTAGGTCAAGCACCTACTTCACAGGGTGGAAATGACGTAACAGCAGCAGAGCGTGTATATTATGCACGTCGTGTATTGTCAGTACAGCAATCACAATTCTCTCTAGCTCGTACCACAGCAACAACATTCCCAGTAAACTTCCGTCTTCTTCCAGATGCAGCATATGCTGGATCTGAGTACGGCAAGATTATTGACCGTGTTATCACAGCATAATAATTAATTTATTATAATAGGGAACCCCCATTAATTTGGGGGTTTCTGCTTGTATTGGTAAAATTATTTTGTTATAATGGTTAAGACTATCCAAGGAGGATAAATTGGCAACTACAGTATATAACGTAGAAGAAATCAAATTACAGAACGGCACAGTGGTAACTCTTAAGCCACTATCAATTAGCGAACTTAGAAAGTTTATGATTGCAGTAGAAAAAACTGGCCAGTCTACATCAGAAAATGATACATTAACAGCACTAGTAGATGCATGTGGAGTTGCTTTAGAAAAGCAAGTTCCTGATCTAGTAAAAGATAGACAAGCATTAGAAGAAGCTTTGGACGTACCAACAATCAATCGCATACTTGAGGTATGCGGAGGGATTAAACTTGACGACCCAAATCTTCTAGCGGCAGCGGTTCTGGCTGGTCAGAACTAGATTTAGCCGCTTTAGAAGGAGAAGTTTTTCTATTAGGACATTGGAGTAACTACCAAGAACTTGAAGAAAACTTATCAATGCCAGAACTTATTCAAACTCTAGATGCAATGCAAAAAAGAGAATCTTCAAATAGAAAATTCTTAGCAGGACTCCAAGGAGTTAATTTAGAGATTGAAGAAGAAAAAAATGAAGGTCCCACCTTCGAAGACATAAGAATGAGAGCACTTGGAATAACAGCAAGTAAAGACGATGTAGTTTCACTACAAGGATCTCTTGCAGCAAGCGCAGGATTTGGAATCGGAGCAGGATTGGGATACTCTAAGGAGTAATATAGATTAATGGCCAATGAGAATATAGTAACAAATATAGTTGCTAGCTCCGATTTCTCAAACCTTATAGCAGATGTCTATAAGGTTACAAATGCCTTATCTAGAATGCAAGAACAAACTGCAAACCTTAATAGGACCATGCAGGGCCAAATCGGAAAAATGCATCAAACATTTTCCGATACAATTAAAAGTACAGGTCAATTTTCAACACACTTTGTAAGCCTTTCATCAGATGCAGAAAAGTTTGGTAAAAGGCTAGACTCTGGAAAATTAAAATTAAAAGACTATTATAAAACATGGAACGAGCACCATAGGACATCCACTGGCCTTGTGCGAGATCTTGCAAAACAACAAGTAACATTACAGAATGCTGTATTTCAATCCCTAGGTAAAAACGCACAAGGTCTACAGCAGTTTAATGTTCATATTCCAAGAGGACTTGATGAAATAAAAAATAAGAGTGCAATTGCTAGACAAGAATTGCAAATTATGAATAAGGTTGTTCAAGAAGGAGCTAATCAGTTAATTAACTGGGGTAAAAACACTCAGTGGGCAGGACGCCAGTTAACAGTAGGATTAACAGTTCCAATTGCAGCATTTGGTAAAGCTGCAGCAGATGCGTTTAGACAAGCAGATCAAGAACTTGTAAGATTAACAAAGGTTTACGGAGATATAGCAGGAACTTCATCAGAAGAATTAGGAAGAGTAAGAAAAGATGTTGTTGAAACATCTAGAGATATTGCAAACGCATACGGCGTTTCATTTAAAGAAACTATCGGTCTTGCAGCAGATATCGCAGCAACTGGTAAAACAGGAAATGAATTATTAAAATCAGTTCAAGAAACAACACGTCTTGCAGTTCTCGGTGAAGTAGATAGGCAAGAAGCAATGAAAGCAACTCTTGCAATACAAACAGCATTTAAGCAGAGTTCAGATGAACTTGCAAATTCAATTAACTTTTTAAACTCAGTAGAAAACCAGACATCAACAACACTTGCAGATTTAGTGGAAGCTATTCCTAAAGCAGGTACAGTTATTGAAGGAATGGGCGGAAGCGTAAAAGACCTAGCTCTTTATTTAACGGCAATGAAAGAAGGTGGAGTTAATGCATCGGAAGGTGCAAACGCAATTAAGTCATCTTTAGCGTCGTTAATTAACCCAACAAAAGTTGCAAGAGAGATGTTTTCTGGATTTGGAATAGATTTAGAAAGAATTGTTTCAGGAAATGCAGGAAATGTAACACAAACTATTTTAGATCTTCAAGCAGCACTTAACACTTTAGACCCGCTATCAAAACAAAAAGCATTAGAGCAGTTATTTGGTAAATTCCAATTTGCAAGAATGAATGCTTTATTCTCTAATTTAGGGCAACAAGGAAGTCAGACGCTAAAGGTTATGGAGTTAATGAAGGCCAGCAGCGAAGATCTAGCAAGTGTTGCAAGTCGAGAATTAGCTCAAGTTACAGAGTCTGCATCAGGTAGATATAGAAGAGCTCTTGAAGGGCTAAAAGCAGACCTTGCAACAATTGGAGAAGCTTTCTTAAATATTAATACCAAGCTTATTAATTTTATTGATGGAATTATTGATTTCGCAAACAAGCTTCCGAAGCCATTAAAAAATGTTCTTGCTGTACTAGGAGGAATAACTGCAGCAGCGGGACCACTTATTATGTTAACTGGTGTTCTCGCAAACTTCTTTGGAT